GATATTCCCGTGTACGACGACAGAGACATTGACGTCCGGAGGCTCGACGATCTGAGTATTCCCGCCATAGATCCCGGTAGTCCCTATGTCGCCGAATTCGCCGATATCGGTCGTGCTCGGATTACCGGAGAGGATCTCCTCGATCCTACCCTTGAGCCCCGAGAACGCGTCCGAGGAAAACTCGCCGCCGAAATCGACGTCCGCGGCCTTTCCGAATTGAAACGTTATAACGTACCCGAGCCATTGACCGAACCCTCGGAGCTTTTCGCCGATCCATTGGAGTATGTCGCCGAGAAACTGGACCGGAGAGAGAAGGATCTCGAGCGCGACCGCGACCATCTGAATGATCGGAGCGAGGATCCCGAGGACCATTACGACGGGAGCGAGGGCAAGCGAGAGGATCTGGAATGTCGGGATCAAAACCGCGTCGAGAATACCATAAACGGCGCCGAGTATCGGAGCGAGAGCCGCGAAAATCGGAACGAGTACGCGGCCGAGCGAGTCTCCGAGTAATTTTAGATGATCGACGACCGGCCCGAGTACCGACGTAAGCGGTCCTTCGAGAATATTAAAGAAGGCCTCGAAGATTGTGGTAAAAGGATTGAGGACCGCCGCGAGCGCTTCGACCTCCATCGCCGCGTCAGCGAAAGCCGCTATCGCCATTGTGACGGGATCCCCTCCGGCGAGCATCGCTCCTATCTCTCCGAATCCGCCGCCGTGTTGTTGCGCGAAAGACGGATCCTCGGACGGAGTCGCGCCGGGAACGGGAGGAGAGGACGGGATCGCGGGATCGAGCGCGAGGCCGTCCATTACAGTCAGCAAGTCGACGAATTCGCCGAGCCCAGGGAGGGTATCTCCTATTGTATTATATATGTCCCGAAAGGCGTCCATTACTCGATTAAGGCCGGACTCGGTATCTTGCGCGTAGAGCGGATTAAAGCCCAAAGAGACAAGAGTCTCGAGCGCCTCTTCTAGGAATTTCGCTTTCACCGTTGTATTGTCGACGCTCTTTCCAAACAATTCGAAAGTAACATTCGCGGCCGCGTCGAGAGCCGCGAATTTTGCCCCTATATCCTCGATCGCCGCGTCGACGAATCCGGTCCATTGTTTTTCGCCCATGAGCTCGTCAAGGTCGAGCGTCAGCCCGTGTTTTAACGACTCTTGATAGTATCGGATCGCCGACTTTAGACTATTTGAATCGACCGCGAGCTCGATCATATCGACGAGATATTCCGAAAGCGCCTCGTTGTCGGTAAAGCGGAGGTCCTCGAGACTCGTCCCGGATCCGACCGAGATCTCTCCGGCCTCTTGCTTGAATCGAAAGAGTTTATTCAATATCTCGGTGAGCTTCGTTGACCATATATCGAGGAGCGTTACCGTCGGCTCGATCCAGTCTTTCGCCGCGTGTCCGAGGACCTCGAGGAGATCTCCGAAGTTATTTTTGAACCTCAATATTGGATCGAGGTTTCCCATCTCCTCGGCGAGCCCCTTGTACATTCCTGCTACCAGGGTAACGGCTTCGCCGTGTTTCATTTGCTCCGCCGTGAGCTCCCGGATTTGAGGGATAAGCCTCCCCATAGTCCCGGCCTGCCCCGCGAGCGTTTGCACGAAACCCCGGACCGCCGTATTTAGATCGAACATTCCCCCCGCGGCGAGATCGACGGACGCGGACAGAACGTTTTTTATCATTGACTCGGTATGCCCGAGCGATGCTAGAAACTGTGCTTGCTGTAAAAGTTGCTCGTCGCCGTACTCGGTGACTTTCTGAATCGCGGACGCGTATTCCTTTAGTCGCGCGACGGCCTGGCTGTTGAGATACGGATTATTCCGAGCGGCGACCTCGAGGCGCCGCTCCGCTTTGATCTGGACATTCCATACCTCTGTAAGTTTGATTACCTGCTTTCCGAGCGCTTCAATCGTTTTAATCGTCGCCATAACCGCGACGCCGACGGCCGCGAGAGACGCCGACATTGATTGACCGGCGTCTTGAGTCGAGCTCTTGAGATCGCCGAGCCCCCGCTTTGCTTCGTTGACGCCGCTCTTGTCGAATTTGGATTTGATCCCGACGGTTACGTTTTCAGCCATTTCTCATTTCGCCTTTCAATCCATCGGGATCGGATCGTGTCGTATATCCTCATAGGTCCCGCCGGTTGATCGGCGAGCTCGCCGGGATACATAAAATGCGCGTAAGCTCCGTCGGCGTCGATCATCCATTGAATACACTCATGGATCCACGGCCCCCAGGCCCGAACCAATTCCGCGGGATCCTCTCCGGCGTCGTCGACATTGTCGGCGCCGTCGTCGAAAACCGCCTTGTCGTATATCAGGTCGACGGCGTCTCGGAGTTGTCGGACCTGTCGCTCGCTAAAGGGCGATTATGCTCCCGGATCGCTTCGAGCATCTCTCCGGCCGGATCGGGATACTCGAGGATGATCTCGACGGTCTCGGCCGTGATCCGGTCCGTTATCTCTCCGGAGAGATTGTTTCTCCCGGTACCATAAAGGAGACAAAGTCGCTGGACCTCTACGGCGCCGGTCCCGTCTTTCATCCCTCGCTCCATGAGGATATCGATATCCTCATCCGAGAGAGTCTTTACCATCTCCGCGGGAGCCGGAGGCGTGTCGCGTCCCTCGAAGAGCGGCGCCATTTTCTTGACTATTGCCCGAGGGATCCCTTTCCCGGCCGCGATCGCAGCCGACTTGATCGCCGCGTCGCCTGGTAGACTGTAGGTCCTCGGATGAAAGTAGAAAGGCTCATCGTTCTCGGTCTCGAGGGAGAGGATTACTTTCTCCCCCTCGATCGCTTTCTTTGCCGCCGCCTCGAAAGCGGAGACACTCGGCTTTTTCTCTTCGCTCATATTCCTCTCCTCTCGTTTTTAATACGCCGCCGAGTCCTCCGAGACCATAGAGATCCTGAAAGGCTCGCTGTACGGCGTTCCTTTTTTCTTTGTGACTTCGAAAGGGATCCGCGCGTCTATAACGTCGCCGTTCTCGGTCCATTCGAAATCATCGATACTGCAGTACGGAGCCTCGATCCAGATATGCTCGTCTATGTCGTCGGTGATTGCTTTCCCGGTATAGTCGAAAAACAAAGCGACGAGCGTCCCGGCCGCGACATATGCGCGATAGGCGAACGACGTCGAGTTGAGCCGGACGGCGACGTCGCCCGTAACGGAAAACATTCCCTTTTCGTGATACTGCCGATAGAGAGATCCCTTTCCGAACCCCTCCGGATTGTGGCCGTTGTTGATATCGAAAGAGTGACTCCGGATATGATCGATATCGTCCTCGCCGATCGAGAAGGATCCCGAGTGAAAGCGGAGCGGATCCACGTCGGCGAGATCAAGGGAGCTCGCCGTTACGCCGGAGCCGGTTTCGGTCATACCGAGGATCGTCGCCTCGGCCTCGACCAGCGCTTTGAGCGTCGCCGAGATCGTCATTTTGTCGACGATACAACCCGCGTAGAGGAGGTCGTCCTCTCGGTTGTCGATCTGGATCGAGTAGCCTGGTCGCGCCGTATTCGTCAAGATCGCGGGCCATGTATGGAGGTAGACTCCGGAGTCCGCGGAGGTAAAGTAGACGACAACCCATCCGGATTTACCTTGCTCGGCCGTGATATCGATTATGTCGGCCGCGTCGACGGCGTCGGCTCCGAAGAGCTTCTCGCAGTCGTAATCGTCGTATGCGTCTATGACCGTGACGAGCTCGCCGATCGTGTCCGTGTCGCCGTGAGTAAGATCGATATCGCCGGTCGTCCCGAAATTCCCGTCTGCGGTCTCGGCTCCGAATACGCCAGTCTCCGAGGTAAGCTCGTCCGTCGAGGTATTCGCGGAGATCTTACAACTAGCATCCGAGCCGGTATATCGGATCTTGATCGCGCCGCCGATCTGGACCGGCGTTTCCTCTTGCCCGAGGAGACTATTGATGAGCTTGCCGATCCCGGCGATCGGCCGGAACGCGAGCGCGATCGAGCCGGAGATATCCCCGGCCATAAGATGTTTACCGCGTAGAATATTCGAGCCCGAGACCGCCGGATCCGCGTCCTTTTGAAACGCCGTAGTGATCGCCGGGAGCCCTCTATGAGGGATTACTACCGTCCTCGATTCCGCGTCGCCGATAGGATCCTCCGGTCCGCCGATAGTGACTTTCACATTTCGTATGCTACCCATTGTGTAGCCTCCTAGCTTGTCTGGATCTCTTTAATCAAAACTTCGAAATCCGTTACTTGACGGATCCTCTTGTCTTCTCGAGCGTCTATAAGTGAATAGTTTATATCCGATAATTGCACAATCTCAAAGAGCCCCCCAAATTGATAGGTCGCGATCGCGAGACGAGTGATCCCCTCGCAGTATCGAATACAGACCGTCTGGACGTCCTTTTGTACGGATCCGGCGTATTCGATCAAGATCGAAACGGCGTGAGATTGCCAGGGCTCTATGAGAGCGTCGTCGTCCTCGTAGTCGAATGCTGTCGTCGACGGGACGATCGAGATATTCGGGACTTGTCCGGACTCGACGAAGCCCGTATCTATGTCGTCGGTCAAACATCGCGGGATCGTAACGGATCGATCGGTCTCGATCGTGTCGAGGATCGTCCCGAGATTCGCGCGGAGGTACGTTTTTACTCCGTCGAGCGCGTCCTCCATGCTCATTTCACGGCCCCCTCGAGTTGTTCATATGACCATATATGGATCTTTTTCGCCCAACGAGCTTTGTCTTTCGGCGTTAGCTGGACGATTTGACGTTTCGGCATTCCGTCCGTTCCCATTTGGTGCCTATGCGCGTAGACGACCGACGTCCCGAACTTCGCCGAGAGCTTTGTAATCTGCTTGATCGTGTTCTTACTCCTCCGCGTGAGGGACTTTCGGAGCGGTCCGCGGAGATGCATGATCTTTCGGCCTGGGAATTTGCTCGCTTTCCACGCCGCATACTTGGGAGAGAGCGCCGCGAAACCGAGCGGCTCTCCCTCTTTCGAGAAGATCTCGCGCTCGCGGACCTGGAAATCGTCGTATAACTCCTCGAAAATCTCGGAGAAGTCTTTCATCTGCGTTACATATCGATTGAAACCGCGAGCGAAACGTTGATCTCCTATGGTGTCGATCTCGATTGAGACGAATCCCGGAGGAGGCATTCTCTACCATTCCCGCCGATTACGATGAAAGCGAGGAGATCCGGAGGATCCGGACGGGCTCGAGCTCGTCGAGCTCTCCTCCGCCAGGATCGCCGGGCGCTTTTCGATGTTTGCCATTGCGCGATCATAGAGCCGTTGACGCTCCGCCGCGAGCTCGGGCTCGAGCTCGAGCAAGCGATATACCTCGGCAACAACGCCATTGATAGCGATCGGAGAAACGACGGAGACTTTCGCCGAGGCCGAGATCGGGATCGCGATCCCGACCGCATTAAAGCGAGCATCCATGCTCGCCTCGACCTCGTCGATTATATCCTCGACCTCCGTCGTCGTCGGCGACGTCGACGCGTCGATCGTAACATTCGGGATCTTTGCCGTTATGTCGTAGATATCGATATATCCGGCCATGCTTTGATACTCCTAAAAAGGAACGCTATCCATTTCGTTGAGGATCGCGGCGAGCTCCTCTATATTCTTCGCGCCCGGATTCTCGATCCCGCGATCGTTCGCGATTGCGAGGATCTTCTTTCTCGAGAGCTTCGAGTACTCCGGCGCCGGCGTCGCCGGCGCCTCGGGCTCGGCCGCATTCGCGGCGATGAGAGCGAGCGCGTTCTCTT